CCCGCCAGCCGGTGACCAGTGCCTTGACCGCTTCGACGAACTCGGCTGGTTGCTTATCCGCTGCCGCCAGTAGTGCGTCCTTGTGCCGCTTGCAGTATCCAGCCACGTCGCAGTCCTCCGCACCGGCTGTCGATTCCAGCCGTTCCTGCCAGCGAGCGTAAAAGCCATCGACCCAGTCCACGAAGTTCTTCGCCCGCAGGCCACGCTGCTCGATGCGGTTACATTCGACGCCGACCATGTGCTGGAGCTGTGCCTGTGCCGCTGGTGCTGCGGTTGGTGCTTCCGCCTCGTCTACGTCGTTGTCGTCTGAGTTGTCGCCGCTTGGGTCCACTTCGTCGGTCGTGATGTTCGGGTTGCTATAGACATCGCCGCCGCTATAGGGGTTCATGTCGAGCTTGGCGCGTGCCTCGTTCGGGTTGATAATCTTGTGAACAATGCCCTGTGCCAGCGTGTCCACGGTCGTCTTCATGTCAGTCATGATCAGCGTGCCACGGTTGAACTTGAAGTAATACTGGTCCGCAATCTTTTCGCGGTCAGTCAGCAGTTTGGCGCGGCACTGCATTTCCCATTTGACCAGCCAGCGATTCAGGCAGGACTGCAATTCCGAGAGCTGCTTCTGTTCAAGGCTGGAGTAGCTGCTGCGACTTTCATCGCCAGGCATCGACTCAAGGCCGAACCAGAGCATGATGTCAGTGCGGTTAAACTTCTGTTGTTCGACGAACTGGGCATCGTGGTTCGACATCGTCAGCACGTTGGCCGTCACGCCTTCCCGCAGCAGGCCGACCAGTTCACCGTCTTCGTTGTGATGCTTGCGGAATGTCGTCAGGAACTCCGACGCCTGCTTCTCGTCACGGAATGAACCCGGCGGAGCCTGCAGCATCATCCGGCCAGTGAATCCTTTTTCCGATTGCTTCGTCGCCAGCCGCTGACCGTTCAGGCCCATCGACAGAGACTCCCTCGCAACGCTGGCGAACGACTTGCCTTCGACGCCGTCGTAGCCGAAGCCTTGGATGTGCAGGACATCCCGGTCGTGGATAACGACGGTCGTCTCAGGGTTGGCAGTCATCGCCGCCTCGAAGTCGCCAGCGTAGGCAGCGATGCGGTCGTGGTCCATGTTCGGGTTGGTGACGTGATATTTTTCGCCGCCGACCATGTAGGTCTTTGTCCGGTCAGGCATCAGCGGCAGCAGCTCCGTCGGCCTGCCTGCTTGGCGAATCACCACCGCACGCCCGTTGCCCCAGCCGATGGCGTGGCCCTGAATGGTTTCCTTCCACACGTCGGCGGTCTGGTAGTCGTTTGGTTGCCACCTAAGCAGGTTCCAAACCGGATGGCCAATGCCGTCGTCGCTGCCGCCTCCGTCAATCTTGCGGCGAATCTCCAGCGGCATCTGGCCGACCATGCCGCTAATCTTCGACATGGCATACCACACGCCAGCCAGCCCCAGCATCGTGTGCGGGTTTACTGGCGTCACGCCGTCATCGGTTCCATTGAACCATTTAATCAGGCCATTGAGTCCGAATCCCATCAGTGCCACTCCATTAGCCTATAAACAGACTGCCAGTAAACTTCGACTTGCACACCATAACCGCACGCATCGCCATCAAAGACGCAACCACCGCATCTATCTTTTCCTTGCTGTGCTTCTTGTCCGGCATAACTTGGTCCCGGCTGTTGCGGTTGATGCTCATATTGAGGGCACACCACCGCAGCACCGGGTCATTCACTGCCGGACGCAGCCGTCCCTCGACCGCTGCGTTTTGGAACTCAAGCAGCACCTCGTTGAAATGGTGATGGGCCTGCGGCATCTTCACCGCAGTCAGTCCTGCCGCGTCCAGCTCGTCACCAAGTTGGGAAGCGTTGTAGGGGTCAAACGCCACCATCTGAATGCCAAGTTCCTCGCAGTCATCCAGCAGCGAGTCACGCAAACTGGCCACGACGTAGCGACATTTGACCAACTGGCCGCTGTGAATCCAGTGCGACCACGGTTGCTGCGTCAAATCCCGCCGAGACTCTTCGCTGATAAACGCCCGGCTGCGAATCTCGTAGCGGTAAATTGGACGCAAGTTTCCGGCGTCGTCTTCCGTCTCGCCGACTTTGAACCGGGCCGCCAACGCGTAGGCAGCGAGGTCGTCTTTGCCGCCAAGGTCAACGCCAGCAGCAATGGCATCGGCTTCGTCCCAGTTCGACAACGGTGCCGCGATGCTGTCCCAAAGTTCCGCTGTGATGCCGTTCTCGACGCTTGAGACGGTGCGGTTACAGTGGTAACGCATGAAGTCGTGCCGGGCCTGCGGCTTGTTCTTGGCCTTGGTCGCCTGCTCGCTCAGATAGTCGAGCTTCACCGAGATGTTCAGGTTTGGGTTGGCCTTGACCCAGACAGCCGGATCGAACGGGTCATCCGCCTCGTCGATTTCGTAGATGATGCCGAACGTGGAATCATCCTGCCAGTCGCCCTTGATGACGCCGCGAGTGTAGGTCAGTTCTTCGTTATAGATGCGGCTGCGGTCATTGCCCGCCGTGGTAATCATCACCTGCATCGGCTGCGTGCGTGCCGCCGAGCCGGTCGTCATCGTTGCGTAGAAGTCCCGGTGATATTCCTGCCAAGCGTGCAGCTCGTCGAAGAATACGCCATGAGGGTTTAACCCGTCGTAAGGCTTGTCGCTGCCCAGTGGCCGCAGGAATGAATTGGTCGCATCGAATGCGACGTTATCTTTTGTGATGCTGGCGTGCCGCCCCAGGTACGGCGACTGCCGCAGCATCCGGTTAGCCTCCTTGTGAATAATGCGGGCTTGGTCCAGCTTCGTCGCCCCGATGTAAACCTCCGCCCCAGCCTCCCGGTCTGCCGCCGTCAGCAGCAACGCCAGCCCTGCACAGTAGGAGGACTTGCCATTCTTGCGGGCCACGCTGATGAATGCTCTGCGAAAACGCCGGGTGCCGTCCTCGCGTTCCCATCCAAACAGGTTCCAGTTAATGAACGCCTGCCACGGACTGAGGTGAAACGGATGCCCGACGAACTCGCCGATGGAATGTCGCAGCAGCATCGGGAAAAACTGGCACGACTTCTCCGCTCGCTGCTGGTTTAGCCGATAAGGAAAGTCCGGTGTCTGTTGACGCTCCAAGTCCCTCTGATACCGGGCAACCGCCGCCTTGACCATATCGCACGCCACGACGGTGCCGTCCTGCACGTCGTCGCAGTAGCTGGTCACGGTGTCACGATAGACAGCGGCACGAATCAATTAAGTCCTGCTTTCATAAACTCAGCGAATGGGTCAGCCTGCTCCTTCGGGTCTTCCACCTTCAGCGATGCACGGTCCAGCGGCGACATGCCGAACTGCTTGCCGAACTTGTCGATTAGGTCAGCGAGGTTCTTTAGTTTGTTGATGAGGTTCGGGTCGTCGTCTGATTGCATCCGGTCCAGTAGCTTGCGATACTGCTCCCACGACACGCACAGCAGTTCCAGCTTCGCAGCGTCTTGGTCACGTAGCACGCCGCCTGGCAGGTTGCGAATCGTCAGTTCCCAAAGCCACGACCCGACATCGCCGATGGTCGATGGCTTGACGAGGTTCAGCGGTGCAGACATCGGTGCCGAGTCCATTCGGTCAGCGTGACGGTGCCCGCGAAACGTGCCTTCCAGCTGATGTTTTGCGGTGATTTTCGGTTTTCTGCCTTGTCGGCCTTTGTGTCCGGCCATCTGGAATCCTCAAATTGGCTAAATGCGTTCGTGTGATTCGTGTCGGTCAGCAGCGTAGCCTTCCACGGTTTTTCGAGGCCCCTGTTCAATTTTGCCTATGCCTGCCATCGTGGCATGTGTTGCATAACGCAACAAGATTCGTCCACGTCAGCCGCTGCGTTGGGTCAACCGCTATCGGCACGATGTGATGAACTTCGCTGCTGGGGGTAACCTTGCCTTGCTTTAGACAGTCCTCGCACAATGGATAGTTTGCCCGATAACGTTCACTCAGCTGCTGCCAGTCACCCCCATACCCACGCTGCGTTGTCGTCTTGTATTCAACCTGTTTCCTTGGCTTGCGGCATGTTCCGCAGCCATCCCGCCCCACCACCTGCCCGCACTTGCAGAACCTTGTCGACATCACGCCTCGTCCTTTTACGCTTCGTCGCTAATGTTACGCAATCGCCTCGACACCGGGATCTAGAATTTCCGCAAACCGTTCGTCCAGCACCAGCCGCACCGCCCGCCCGTCGCTCAGGATTGCCTTGACAC